ATGGAAGCGAAGATCACGAAGAAGCTCGTCGATCAGGTCCAGCCGGGGGACCGGGAAATCATGGTCTTCGATTCCGTGCTGAAGGGCTTCGTGCTCCGGGTGTCGCCCGGCGGCACCAAGACCTATGCGGTTCGGTATCGCATGGGGGGACGGGATACACCGTTAAGGACGCTGAAGATCGGGAAGCACGGTTCACCCTGGACGCCAGATCAAGCCCGCACGGAGGCGGAGAAGCTGCTCGGCCAAGTGAGCCAGGGAACCGACCCGGCTGCCGAGAGGAAGGCGCGGGAGGTGCGAGGCATGACCGTCAACGATCTGGCCGACCGCTACCTGTTGCAGCATGTCGAAGTGCGGAACAAACCGCGCACCGCGGCCGGTGTCCGGTGGATGTTGGAGAAGCATATCAAGCCTGCACTCGGCCGGCTGGCCGTCACTGACGTGACCCGCGCCCATATCGTCAAGTTCCACCACGACAGGAAAGGCACCCCGCGACAGGCAAACCTACTGGTCTCAGTCCTGGCGAAGATGTTCAGCCTCGCAGAGGCATGGGGTGTTCGGCCGGATAGCACCAATCCATGCAGGCTCGTTGAGCGGTACAGGGAGAATGCACGCGAGCGATTCCTGTCCTCTGCCGAGGTGGAAAAGCTTGGGCCGGTGTTGAGCGAGATGGAGGAATCCGGGGCGGTGGGCGAGTCATCCGCGAACGTCGTCCGCCTTCTGCTTCTGACCGGATGCCGCAGAGATGAGGTGCGGCTGCTGCGCTGGGAGGACGTGGACCTGGAAATCGGGGCGCTGCATATCAGGGACGCCAAGGCCGGCGGCCGAGTCCATCCTATCGGAGCGGTGGCCATGGCATTCATGGCCGAGTTGCCTCGTTACTCCGAATGGGTCTTTTCAGCGGTACGCAACAGAAAGATACCGCTTCCAGTGGGCACTCTGGAAGGAAGCTGGAAAGCCGTGAGGGAAAAGGCCGGGATATCCGACGTGCGGCTGCATGACCTCCGTCACACCCACGGAACATATGCTGGCAGCACGAACGCTAACGCCTTTCTCGTCCGCGACAAATTGGGCCAGAAGACCTTGGCAATGACCGGACGCTACGTGAACAAAGAGACCGATCCATTGCGAGAACTGTCCGATAAGGTGGAAGCTCGCTTCACGGCGCTGCTGAAGCTGGGCAGTGAGGCGCGGCTGGACGAGGCGGCCGACAAGGTGGTTCCGATTACCAAGGGGCGGAAGCGGTCCTGACCATCCATCCCTGCCCCCCTCTACCTCTTCTTTCTTCAGATGGTAAAGAGAAGGGAGCGTCCCCAGCGTCCCCACAGTCGAAAGGTCCATTGCACCCATTGGAACTCCTGGGGTTTTGGCGGGGACGCTGATTCCACGATGAGCGTCCCCGCAGCGTCCCCATGGGGACGGCAGCGTCCCCGGCCGCGATGTGGCGGGAACATATCGCCGAAAACCTGCACCGGGCCGAACTGACCGTGCGAATCCTGAAATGGCAAAGGCCCCACCGTTTCCGATGGGGCCTTTAAAATCGACGCCGTGCGAGACTTGCCTTCGCCCCATTGCACGGCCGCCCCGGGTGGGGTCTTAGACGCGGATACCCGAAGGCATTGCCGCTCACCCCTACAATGTGAATCAGAGAAGGTGTTTTGTCAATCCGGCCAGCCCCAATGCGTTGAGGACGCAGTGTCGCACTCGGCGCAAATCATCATCAGAAATATGGATATTCCGATAGATCCGCTTGCCTTTCAAGTCTTTACCAAATCGTGGAAAGTCAAGCCGATGGAACCCCACTGCGCAAACCATGTCTCCCTTCACCCATCGGACAGTATCCCCCCACGGCTCTGGCAAAGGCGGGTCCAGCGTGATCTGGCAATGATACGGCATCTTTGGTGACGGCTCCGATGTGCTTAATGCCACAACGGTACAAAGCCCGGCCCTGACGGAAATCTTGGGGCTGATGACGACGACTGGTCTTCGCTTCACCATTTCCGGCTCTTGAAATCCCTGGTCGAAATCGCAGAACAGGACAGTGCCGATGGCGGGGTGTTCTCTAATGGGCATCGCAGGTTTTGGGGCAAGCTGAAGGCCAGACCACTATATGATGCCCACCTCCGCACAGCTACCCTTTTTGCAACTATCGCCAGAACCGCCCACGCCCTGAACATGTCCCGTCCAGCGGTTACCCCTTCCTCAACCGCACCCCCGCCCCGCCACCGTTCTCGGGAATGAACTCGACTCCAGCCGACTCAAGGGCGGAGCGGATCGCGGCGAGGGTGCGCTGGTACGGTTGGCGTGCCTCTCGTTCGAAGTCCGCCAGGGTCTTCTCAGATACCCCCGACACCTTTGAAACCTCCCCCTGCGAAAGGCCGATGAGGGCGCGAGCGGCACGGCATTGACCGGGCGAGATTTCCGACATCCTGTAACCTTACAGAAATTCTGTTGACTGCCGATTGGCTGTAGGGTTACAGAATATCGGAAGTTTTGTTCGACATCAACACCCAACCCACCACCAGCGAGACCGATTCTCGCCACGCTCAACCCTTGCCCGGAGCAACGCCATGCCCAACGCCGCGCCCACCCCCACCTTGACCCGCCGCCGCGTCCTGGCAGGTGCCGCTGCCGGTGTTGCCGCCACGGCAGTTGCCGTGCCCGCCCTGGCCGGTGCGATCACGCATCCTGACGCGGCGTTGCTGGCCACGTGGTCGAACTATATGAAGGCGTACCGGGCGTTCGATCACGCCTACGACGTTCTGCTTCCCGATGGCGGAACCGACGCCGACCACGAGCCGCACTATCAGGCCATCGAGTTCTACGAGGACCAGATCGAACGGCATCAGGCATCCACGGTCGATGGCTTCGCGGTGCAATTGCGCTACCTGTTCGCCAAGAATATGGGGTGCGCGGACTCGCTCAGGGCCGCCGTCTACGGCGAGCCGGTGAGCGAAGATCTGGCGGCTGAACTTGACCTCGCCCCCCTCGACAAGATGCTGTGGAACATGATCCAGGCCGCCGCCCGTGCCAGCCGGGGCACTTCAACGGTGAGGGCGTAATCATGATCGACACCATCAGCGCCGATGAATTCCACCGATTCTTGCGTGCAGTCAGCCAGTTGCCACCCGACGCCGTCGCACGGTTGGCCGTCATGGCAACCAAGCGGCTGAAGGAGCATGAACGCAAAGCCGGCGCCGCTCCACCGGCTGACCGCGACGCCTAGACCGCCAGCCGACCGACACCGCCCGGTTTGTACTGGGCGAGGCTCTCTTCCTCGCGCGAACCCCAAGGGGGCCGGCAGAACCGGCCCCCTTCGTCATACTCGGGAAAAGCCGGGAAAATCTATTGCGCAGACTTTTGGGTACGCGATACCAAAACGGTTGCCGCGAAGGTGTTTTGGGTATATGATACCAAAAGTCAGATCTTAAGCGCGAGGGGATGGGGGCGCACCGATGGGAAAGCTGAGCGAGTTCATTGAATGCGGGGCTGTGCGGATGGGGTATCCGCGCACGGTGCTGGAGTCGCACGTCAAGCCGCTCCGCAAAGCCAACCTCATTACCACGGGCGGTAGGGGCACAGCAGCCCCAGATATCAATGCGCATGACTGCGCACGCGTGATCCTATCTCTCATGGCTGGTTCGCCGACTTATGCCGTTGAAGTTGTGAGTATGTACGGCAACCTCCAAAACTGCCTTGGTCCCCATGAGGCCAACTTGGCACCATTCGATCTGCCGTCCAATCATACTCTGATCGACATGATTGCGGCGCTTTTCCAGAGCGCGGCTGACGGAACCCTAACCGATAATCTGACAAAAGTTTTCATTGCAGAGGGCCTGTTTAAAGAAGAACAGCGCAATGACGATGGAAGTGAGATGGAATTTGATCATTATTCGTCATTCTCCCTTCGGCTTTCTACGGAAGTGGCATTTGTAACATTGAGGTGTGTAATTAATTCATATCACGTCGATGATGTTGTTATCAGGTACCTCCCAAAGGCAGATTTTTTGCCGTTCGAAGAACGACAAAAGGCATACGCCGAACAACCGCCAGCACCACCTATCAAGCCCCCCGGAATCATTACGTACACGGCCGATGCCGGCCCTGATGTGGTGCAGGTGGTCGGCGAGTTTCTGAAAGCGAGAAAGTAGACGGCCACCCCCAAGAATTTGCACTAGAGGAGAAGGTTGATGACTGCTGAAGCAACGCACCATGAGGTGCGAACCCACGAACTTTGCCTTCCGCCCGCCTTGCGCAAGCCGCGCCTGCGCCGCTGGGAAGCTGCCGAGTACCTGAAGTTGGCGCATGGGATCGAGGTGGCGTCCGCCACTCTTGCAAAGTGGGCCAGCGTTGGAGGCGGCCCGGCCTTCCAGAAGGTCAACCGCACCCCGCTATACCCCATAACGGCCTTGGATACCTGGGCTGGAAGCAAGCTGTCTGCTCAGGTGCACTCCACCAGCGAGCTTGGAGCATAGGAAGGGGGCGCGCGATCATGACCGACGCCATGACTATCGGCAAAGCCCTGGGTCTTGCCAGGGCTGGCCGGTCCTTCACCGGGGCCTGCCCCTCGTGCGGCTACCCGTCCGGCTTCAGCGTCCAGCAGAGCAAGGGCGCGGTGCTGGTCAAATGCCATGCGGGCGGATGCAGCCAGGACGACGTGATCCAAGCCCTTCGCGCCCAAGGGCTGTGGCTAGGTGAACCCCATAAGGAATGGGCACCACCGGCTCGCCGCGAACCGACCGCCCCGGCTGATCCGGATGCGAAGCGCAAGGCGGCTTCGGAGATTTGGGGGCAGACGGTGCCCGCCGCCGGAACCATTGTGGAAACGGCGTACCTGCCTGGACGCGCCATCACGCTCCCGGTGCCGCCGACTCTTCGCTTTCTGGCCAACGCCAAACACGCGCCGTCCGGTCAGCGGTTCCCCTGCATGGTCGCCGGTTTCGCACTGTACCCCGCCACCCGGGTGTGCGCCATTCATCGAACCTTCCTCACCCCCAGCGGCACCGACAAGGCTCCTGTGCCAAGCCCAAAGATGACCTTGGGGCCGGTGAAGGGCGCCGCGATCCGCCTTGCGCCCGCCGGTTCCGTCCTGCTGGTCGGAGAGGGAATCGAGACCGTGTTGTCGGGCATGCAGGAAACGGGGCTGCCCGGTTGGGCCGCCTTTTCCGCCGGTAATCTGGTTGATCTGCTGCTGCCGCCCATGGTGGCCGAAGTGGTGATCCTGGTTGATCACGACACCAACGGCGTGGGGCAGCGCAAGTCCGAAGCCGCCGCCCGCCGGTTCCACGCCGAAGGCCGCCGCGTCCGCCTTGCCCTGCCTCCCGCTCCCGACACCGACTTCAACGACCTCCTACGCGCCGGAACGGTTGCGGAGATGAACCATGCCTGATGATATTCGTAAGATCATCGAGACCGCTCCCGAATTCACGCCGCTGCCTGCCGAAGATGATGGCGAAGAACTCTCTCAACGCGACAAGCTGACACTTTGCGGCATGGAGGGAGAGCTTTGGCACGATGCCGACCATGTGGCCTATGCCACCGTTACGGTGGATGAGCACATGGAAAGTTATGCCCTGAAATCGAGCGCTTACCGCCGCCATCTGCTGGCCATCTACGGGCGACGCTACCCGAGGTTCATCGGGCCGGGCGCCACCATCCCCGGCTCGCCGTCGTCGCAAGCGATCACCGATGCCATGAACAGCCTGGAGGCTATCGCCTGCGCCGGGCCGCAGAAGGCGACGTTCGTCCGCATCGGCGAGCATAATGGCAATGTTGTTCTCGACCTCGGCACGCCCGAATGGTCCGCCGTCGTTATCGGCCCCGATGGCTGGAGGATCGTCGCCCGCCCGCCGGTCCCCTTCATCCGCCCTGCCGGCCTGCGCCCGCTGCCGGCGCCCGTCAAGGGCGGCAAGATTACCGAGCTGCGCCGCTTCGTGAACGTCGCCGACGATGGCGATTTCATGCTCACCGTCGCTTTCCTGCTCGCCGCGCTGAAGCGCAACGGGCCGTTCCCTATCGCCGTCGTCAACGGTGAACAGGGAAGTGCGAAGTCAACGTTCTGCCGTGTGCTGCGCCGGCTGGTGGACCCGAACGCCGCCGACCTTCGGTCCCCGCCCAAGGATGAGCGGGATACGCTGATCGCGGCCACCAACGGGTGGATACTGGGATATGACAACCTATCGTACATCGACGGCGAACAGTCGGACTGGTTCTGCCGTATTGCCACCGGAGGCGGTTTCGCAACGCGGGCCTTATACTCCAACGGCGAGGAATTCCTTATCAACGTCTGCCGGCCGGTGCTGCTGAATGGTATTCCGTCACTGTCATCCCGCCCGGACCTTGCCGACCGCGCTGTTGCGCTCACGCTGCCAGCGATCCCAGAGAATGGCCGCCAGTCGGAAGGTGCCTTCTGGACAACGTTCAACGAGGCCGCGCCGCGCATCTTGGGCGCGCTGCTTGATGGCGTGGCGATGGCACTTCAAAATCTGCCAACTGTGAAGCTGCCGCGCCTACCTCGCATGGCCGACTTCGCGCTCTGGTCTGTCGCCGCGTTTCCTGCCTACGGGTGGACTGCCGACGACTTCCTTGCCGCCTATGAAGACAACCGCCAGCGTGGTGTGGAAGATGCCCTTGAGGCTGATCCGCTTGCCGCTGCCGTGCGGGAGATCGTCGCGGAACGTCGCGAGTACATCGGCACCGCAACGGCGCTGCTGGCCGAGATCAACAACAGGGTTGCGCCCGAGATCTGCCGGGAAAAGACTTGGCCAAAGGACGCTGCCCGGTTGTCTAACCGCCTGCGCCGTGTCGCTCCTGCACTGAGGCGCCTGGGCGTGGAAATCGACCTTGATGGGCATATCGGTCGGGGCGCCGAGAAGAAGCGCGCCATCCAAATCCGCCGAGCTGAACCGGGGGCGCTGAACAGGGCAGGTGGGGACGCTGCGAATGGTGGTGCTGTCCCCAATAATACCCAGCAATATCAAATAGATAAGCACAACGGGGAAGCTGTGGACGCTGGGGACGCTGATCGTCCCCTATCCTCTCGCTCTGGCCCTTGGGAGACCAGGATATGACCGCCGTGGCGCTGCTGTGCTCCCTGCGACGACAGGGGGCCATCATCGAACTTGATGGCGACAGCTTGCGGCTACGGGCGCCCATCCCCTTGCCGCCGGCCGTCGTCTCGGCCGTCCGCGCCGAGAAACCGGAATTGGTCCGCCTGCTGGCCGTCTATCCCGACTTTGAGGACCGCCTGGACGATTTTGAAGAGCGCGCGGCCATCATGGAGTTCGAGTCGCGCCTCACCCGTGCCGAAGCCGAGCGGCTGGCGTGGATCGATGTGTTCGGGAAGGCACAAGGATAGAGCCCACGAAAATTCCCGAATGTTCCGGAATATGATGGCGATTTTAGTTCCATATGCCTTCGCTACATTGGTTTGATACGGCGTTGATATGCGTCGACCATTGCCGGAGAACGGCAACAGGCCCGCTTCATGCTCTCCCGTCTCCGGTCTTTCCTCTCCCCCGTCGAACACAAGTCGGCCGGCATTTCCATCTCGGACCCGGCCGTTCTCTCCATGCTGGGGGGCACGCTGCCGACTGCGGCAGGTGTGTCGGTGTCGCCCGAGACGGCAATGCGATGCGCCCCCGTCTTTGCGTCGGTTAAGGTGATCGCGGAGACTGTCCAGCTTCTGCCGCTTCGCCTTTACCGCAAGACGCCAGACGGTGGGCGCGAGAAGGCGAACGATCATCCTGTGTATCCCCTGGTGGCCAGAGCCGCCAACCCCTGGACCCCCGCTTCCGAATTCAGGCTTATCCTGACGACGCATCTTGCGCTGTACGGAAACGCCTACGCCTTCGTGAGCCGTGACAGCAGCGGCCGGCCCGTCGAGTTGATCGCGCTGGACCCGCGCGGCGTATCGGTGCGGCCTGATCTGATCACCATGGAACCGCGCTACATCGTCACCTTGGGCACCGCCGCCGAAGGCCAGATCACCACGCGCGAATATAGCCGGGCCGACGTGCTGCACATCCGGGGCGTGGGGATCGACACCTACAAGGGCACCTCGCCCGTCACCGAGGGACGCGAGGCAATCGGGCTGGCGATGACCCTGGAAAGTCATTCGGCTTCCCTCTTCGGCCGGGGCGCCAAGCCTTCGGGTGTCTTGAAGTTGAAGGGCAAGAAGACCGAAGAAGCGTTCAAGCGCATTCGCGCGATGTTTTCCCAGTTCTATCATGGCCCCGACGGAAAGAAGACCATGATCCTTGATGAGGACATGGAGTTCCAACAGGTCCAGTTGAACAGCGTCGATGCCCAGACGCTGGAAATGCGTCGGTTCCAGATCGAGGAGGTTTCCCGATTCTGGCGCGTGCCGCTGCACCTCATCAACGAGCTTGACCGCGCCACCCACAACAACGCCGAAAGCATGGGCCAGCAGTTCCTGACATACTGCATGCTTCCCATTCTGCGCCTGTGGTGCGATTCCGCCGGTATCACGCTCCTGACCCCTGATGAGCGGGATGAATACTTCTTCGACTTCGAGGTGAACGACATCGCCCGCGCCGACATCGCGGCCCGGTTCGAGGCATACAGCAAGGCCATCAATGCTGGAGTGCTGAACCCGAACGAAGCTCGCGCACTGGAAAATCGGCCCGCCTATGACGGGGGCGAGACCTTCATGCGGCCGGTCAATACCGCGCCCGCGCCGTCCGCCACCAGCCCGGAGGCTGCATGATGGAAACGCTCGACCTGGAATTGAAGGCCGCGGCGGACACCGAAGCGGGGATCATCGAGGGAATCGCCTCGCCCTTCGGCGGCTCGCCTGACCGGGTGTCGGACATCGTAGCGCCAGGCGCTTTCGCCCATTCGCTGGCGGAGCACCGGGCGCGCGGCACCATGCCGGCCATGCTCATGAGCCACGACATCAAGACGCCCATCGGCACATGGCTGGCGATGGAGGAGCGGCCCGGCGGGCTGTGGGTGCGCGGCCGGCTGGCCTTGGGCACGACCGATGGTGATCGCGCCTATACGCTGATCCGCTCCCGGGCCATGCGTGGCCTGTCCATCGGCTTTCGCACCACGAAGGCCGCACGCCTGTCGGGCGGTGTCCGCCGGCTGGACGAGGTGGACCTGATGGAGGTTTCGCCCGTCGCCGTCCCGGCCGCGCCAGAAGCCCGCATCACCGACGTGAAGAGTTCCCCCGCCGCTGCCGCGGCACCATTGCAAGAGAGCAAAGACATGCCCACCGAGAACGCCGCGGCGGATACCGCGGACGACAAGCCGGTCAACGACCGGGTGGCGGCGCTGGAGACCAGCGTCACCGATATCGACAAGCGGCTGAAGGCCGTTGAGGACTGCACCGGCTCTACCGCAAAAGGCGTGGAGCGGATCGAGACCATTCTTCGTCGGCCGGGCGCGGCTCCGGCGGCGGAGACCAAGTCGGCTGGTGCGCCCGAGCGCAAGAGCTTCGAGAGTTACTTGCGCGGCGGCACCGCCGGCATGGAGTTCCACGAGGTGAAAACGCTGCGCACGGGCGACGACACCAGCGCGGGCTATCTCGCCCCGGCCGACTTCATCGCCGAAGTGGATAAGAACATCGTCCTGTGGTCGCCCGTCCGCCAGCTCGCCACCGTGCGCAGCACCATGCGCGGATCGGTGGAGCTGCCCAAGCGCATTGGCCGTCCCACCGCGACGTGGACGGAGGAGCTGGAGGACCGCGACGACGCCGAGACCGGCAGCCGCTACGGCAAGTCGGCTTACGAGGTGAAGGAGCTGACCGCCTATGTGGACGTGGCCTTCTCCACCCTGGAAGACGCGGCTGTCGATATCTTCGCCGAGCTGGCCGGCGACCTCGCCGAAGAGTTCGGGCAGGCGGAAGGGCAAGCCTTCGTCACCGGAAACGGTGTGAAGCGGCCGATGGGCTTCATGTCGGACGCCAGCATTTCCAGCGTGGCGACGGGCAGTGCCAGCACCATCACCGCCGACTCGCTGATCGACCTGTTTCACGCTCTGCCGTCGCCCTACCGGACCAATGCCGTGTGGGGCATGAATTCCGGCACATTGGGCGCCTGCCGCAAGCTGAAGACCGGCACGGGCGAATACCTGCTGTCCATGACCGGGCTGGCGGGCTCGCCCGTCACCACCATCCTGGGGCGCCCGGTGGTTGAATTGCCCGACATGCCCGACATGGCCGGCGGCAACATCCCCGTCGTCTTTGGCGACTTCGCCCAATGCTACCGGGTGTTTGACCGCGTTGGGTTCTCCTTGCTGCGCGACGACCTGACCCAGCGCACCAAGGGCAAGTGCCGTTTCCACGCCCGCAAACGGGTGGCCGGTGGTGTCCGCAAGTCGGAAGCCCTGCGCAAGCTGATCGTGGCCGTGAGCTGAAGGAGGACTGACCCATGCGTGATCTGCTGAACAACATCCACCCCGTCCCGGCCATCCCGCCGGGCGCGGCGGTGACCGACAACACGCCCATCGTGTCGAGCATCATCGACCGACTGGGCTTCAACTCGCTGGCCATCCTCATCGCGATGGGCGACTTGGCCGACACCAACGCCACGTTCGCGGTGACGATGGAGCACGGCGACGAAGCCAACCTGTCCGACACGGCGGCGGTGCCGGCCGAGTTGCTGTCGGGCACGCTGGCCCTGGCCGGCTTCACCTATACCCACGACAACAAGACGCGAAAGGTGGGGTACGTCGGCGGAAAGCGCTATGTGCGCCTGACCATCACACCGGCGGGCAACACCGGAAACGCCTTCGTATCGGCCGTGGCAGTGCTGGGCCATCCGGCCAGCGCGCCGACCGCCAACCCGCCGAGTTGAGTTCCCCTGCGGCCGGGGTTCGGGGGGCCGCTCAAGCCCGTGGCTGGCAACACGGGCAAGGGGCGGCATTCCCGGATGGGAGCCGCCCCAACCCGACAACCAATAGGACGCTCCGATGCCATCCGCTCCACCTCGCCTGTGCTCTTGCGGCGCCATCCTTGCCCACGGCCAACGCTGCCAGCGGTGTGCCCGATCCGCCGACAAGGCCCGGGGAACCGCAGCGGAACGAGGCTATGACGCCTCTTGGGTGCGGCTGCGGCGACGGCACCTCAAGAGCCATCCGGCCTGTGCCGTCTGCGGATCGACCGAAGGCGTGGACGTTGACCACCGCATCCCCTTCGCCGAGCGGCCGGACCTCCGGTTGGACTGGCGCAACCTTCAGACCCTGTGCCGGCTGCACCACAATCAAAAGACCCATAGCCGAAGATATCCAACGGATATCAGTCCAGGGGCCGCAACCAGATGGCAAAGTCAATGATATCAACGCCATATGGGATAGGGGGTTCGGAATATTGGCCGATGGGCGCTGGCACCGGACTGGGGTCTCGCTCCCGATGGGGCCGAATTGAGCAAATCGCAGTTGGACCGAATGGCATGCGCCTGACGCATAGCTCGGAGGGGTGATGAGGGGCAGGAAACCGGACCTGAAGGCCATCGAAGGGGGGTTGGCGCGCATGCCGCCGGCCCCGTCGTGGCTGCCGAAGGAGGGAAAGGACGAGTGGCGCCGTGTCGTTCCCGGCTTGCGTGCCCGGAAGACCCTGACCCGGGAAGATCTGCCGATGCTGGAAGCCTACTGCCTCGCCGCTGGCACGGTGCGCCGCATGCAGGCGACCATCGCGGCAGAGGGCGACCACATCACCGACGAGAAGGGCAGCACCCGCCGGCACCCGGCATTTCAGACCATGTTCCAAGCCCTGACCGAATCCCGCCGGCTGGCGGCTGAACTCGGCTTGACCCCGGCATCCCGCAGCAAGGCCGCTGCCACGGACGGGAGCGACGACGACTTGGCCGACCTGGACCTGTGAGACGATGGCCACCACCTATCCCGAGTGGATCTTTGACGGCAGCGACATCCCGGACCCGCTGGGCTACGGCGAGCGGGCGGTGTCGTTCCTGCGCCGTCTGCGACACCCGAAAAGCCGGCTGCCAAGGCGGCAATTCGACCTGACCGGCTGGCAAGAGCGGATTGTGCGGCGGATCTATGGGCCGTGTCACCAGGACGGCCGGCGGATTGTCCGAAACGTTGTCATGCTGCTGCCGCGTGGCGGGCGGAAAACCTCGCTGGGCGCGGGCCTGGGGCTGTTGCACGCCATCGGCCCTGAGCGGGTGCCCGGCGGGCTGGCGCTGTTCGCCGCGTCGGATCGCGAACAAGCCAGGATTGGGTTCGAGGAAGCCGCCGGCATCTGCCGGGAGGACCCGCGCATTTCCGGTGCCCTGCGGTTCATTGACTACCGCCATCGCATCGAACACCCGAAATCCGGCGCCAGCCTGCGCGCCATCTCCTGTGACGCGGCCCGGAGTCACGGCACGACACCGACGTTCGCTCTTGTTGACGAGCTGCACGCATGGCCCAAGCGCGACCTCTGGGACGTGATCCGCACTGGCCTGGTGAAGGTGCCGGGCGCGCTGTCGGTGGTGATCACCACCGCCGGCCGGGGCCAGCAGAACGTGGCCCACGACATTGTTGATTACGCTCGCCGCGTAGCTCGGGGCGAGATCGATGACCCGGGCACCCTGCCGGTTCTCTTCGAGACGGCGGCCGACGCGGATTGGCGGGACGAGGCGCTTTGGTTTCGCGCCAACCCCGGCCTTGCTGACGGGTTCCCGGACATCGAAGGACTCCGCCAGCTCGCCCGGGAGGCAGAGAACCGGCCGGCGGATCGCGAGGCATTTCGGCAACTTCACCTCAATGTGTGGTTGGACCATTCGGTTGACCCATTCGTTGAAATGGCCGTCTACGACCACGGTGCCAATCCGCTGGACCTGGACGCGCTGGCCAATGCGCCGTGCTGGCTTGGGGTGGACCTGTCGTCGAACTCGGACTTGACGGTGGTGGTGGCCTGCTGGCGCGTGGGCGACGGCTATGCCGTGCTCCCGCATTTCTTCTGCCCAAAGGACAACCTCCGGGGCCGCCAGGACCGTGACGGGGTGCCCTACGTACGCTGGGCAGACGAAGGCATGATCGAGCCGACGCCCGGCAACGTGGTGGATTTCCGCGCGGTTGAGGACTGTATTCGTGACCTCTGCGACAAGTTCGACGTGCAACAGATTGGCCTTGACCCCCACCTTGCCCGCTCGACCATCAACAACCTGACAGAAGATGGCTTTCCGGCCGTTGAAGTGCGCCAAGGCTGGATCACCATGGCGCCGGCCATCAAGGAACTGGAACGTGCCATCGTCGGCCGACAGTTTCAGCATGGCGGGCACCCCGTCTTGCGCTGGTGCTTCGACAATATCCAGGTCGAGACCGACCGGGCCGGAAACCGGCTGTTCTCCAAGGGCAAGGCACGCGAGCGGATTGACGGCGCTGTGGCCTGTGCCATTGCCGTGTCCCTGGCGCAGCATGGGGAAAGCGCGGGTGGCTCGATTTACGACCTGGACTTGCCGGATGAAGATTTCTTCGTGTGACCCTATCGCGCCTTACGCAGCCCCAAGGCTGCCGCACCCGAGCCTCATCTTCCGGCCTTAAATCCCGCAATATAGGCTCCACCCATCTCATCAATGCATCGGGTTACCGCATCAGCCTCGTAATGCGTTAGCTTCTCCCCTTCTCGTGGGATCCTCCCCAATACCCTACTATGGCAGGTATTAAATATCTTTGATACGGCCTCACGGAGTTCGGCGTCCGATGGCGCCCCCTTATTATTGCCAGATTGCCCGGCAATTAGGATTAAGCCAATCACGGCAATCGCTATAATTAAGACGATCTTCATGCGCACAGCACCCGACACGTTACCTGTTGGCGATTTTATTCCACTTCGCGAAATCGCATTCTGGCGCCCTATAGTTCCCCTTCGTTTGCTCCGTTGCACATTTCAGCGCATCCATCATATACTCATTTAAAACGACTGGGGTTTCTGGGAGCGGACACCTCTGACTTACCATTAGGCTCAAATTCATTTGCCTAGCAATGTTCAGGTTGTTGATCTTCATTTCCTTTAGAATCGCTCTATACACGCTGTTGTCTCCAATTACCTCCGCGCTTTCGAGGCTCAT